GGGACCTCTCGGTATTCGCCAACCCTGGCAGCAACTGGGACAGCGCCACCAGCCTCGGATACTACGGCCTGCCAGACGGCAGCCTTGGGACCCAGAAAACCAGCACCTGGGGCGCCTGCTGGGTGCTCTATCTTGAGTGGGACATCACAAGCGCAGCCCGAGCGGCCTATGTCCCTGTCTCGGGTCAATCCGACTTCTCCACAGTCATCGGCAGCAAGCGAGGAGCAGCACTCGCAGACACCCAAGCTACCTGCGTCGTCCCTGCAGACTTGCGGTATGCAAACCGCCCAACGGGCGTGACGACGATTGCTCTATTTCCCAATGCCAGCGCGCAAAGCACACAGCGATGGCGCGGTATCTCGGGCGCTTGGTTCTACACGCCAGCAGGAGCTACAACCATCTACGGACTGCGCGTAGTCATCAAGGGCATCATGCATCCGCACAGCGTAGGCACTGCCAACTACCTCGTACATGACACCGGCTACAGCAACGGCGCGAGCCTGTCGTACAACGGGGGCAACCTCGCAGTACTCGTGCAGAGGGTCAAATGAGTTTCAGCCCTCCCACAACCTTCAGTGATGGCACTGTTGTGACCTCGGCCAACCTTGAGGGCAACTTCGAAGCCTTGCGGGTGTACCTGCACGGTGGGGTTGTCGCAGGTGACGTGCAGGCAGCGCAGTGGATTGACACCCGCCACATCCAGCCCCCCAGCTACGAGCCATTCTCAGGGGTGCAGCATGGGGTCACTGGCCACCAGGGTGGCAACGATTCGGGCCTGGTGCGCCTGACCTTCTGCACCAAGTACCTGACGGGGGGCGGTCGCGCAGACTCGCAAGCCTTTGAGCCTATCCCAGGCACTGCCATCACGCTCGACTGTAGGCGCGCCTGTACTGCTGTCTTCCACTTCTGGTTTGAGATGGAGTGTGGGCCTGATGAAAGCACAGGGGCAGGGCAGGAAGCCAAAGAGGTGCGCCAGGTTTGGGTTGCGCCCTACGTCGATACGGTCGAGTCCGCTTTCTCCCAGTATCGGTCACACGCTCAAGAAGGCCTCAATCAGCAGGGCACCGGCTGGAGGGTCACCCAGCCCATCGGGGCAGAGGTGCCCTACCCCGCAGCAGGGGCCTATCAGTCACGGGATGGCGTCCTCCTACACACTGCCCCCAACGGGCGCTTTACCTTTGGCCTTGCCTCGCACTCTCAGATTGACCGCGTTGCTGTGGTCAACTGGGGTGTAGCCGTCGAAACCTTCTATCTCTGAGGTAGTCCATGCCAGAACCCATTACCGCTACCACAGCGCTCCTCATCGGGGCAGGAGTCGCCAAGGTCGGCTCTGCAGTCGCCAAGGGCATCGGCAACCGCCGAGCAGCCAAGGCCATGCGCCTGACCCCAGCGCAAGAGGCAGAACTCGCACGCCTCAAGGCGCGCCAGGCACGCGGTGAGCTTGGCCTCACAAGCGGCGAAGAGGGGAAGATTCGGCGCCAGTTCGACGTTGCGCAGGATGCAGCCACCCGAGACCTGCAGAACATGCAGCTACAACAGCAGGCAGCCCAACCCCAGGCGGTATCCGGTCGCCAGATTTTCCTACAGGCTCAGGCCGAGCAGGAAGCGCTCAGAGTCGGTGCCCGAGATGAAGGCATTGCAGTCCTCGAAGCGTCGCAGGCCGAGAGGGCGAACGAGCAACGGCGCATTGCAGAACTTGAGGGGCAGGCCACAGCAGCAGAGGCAGCGCTCAAGGCTGCCAATGCATCATTCGTCACGGGCAGCTTCGATGCAGCGGCAGACATCGGCATGCAGGGCGCCAGCATGGCCTTCCAGGCGGAGATGCAGAAGGCTGCCGTACCCAAGCAAAGCACCCAGAGCGTGTACCTGCGATACCAGCCCACTCGCCCAGCCGATGAATTCACCTTTGGTGATGACTTCGTACCTCCAGCTCTCTGAGTCCAGCCATGCCCAGCACCAGCTTCACCGGCAAGCGCGCCAACTTCATCGAGCAGTATGCCCGGACCGTGGCAGCGTACCAGCGGTATCAGGACATCACCCGCGAGATTCAATCTGAGCAGGACCGCCTCAATTGGCTGGACTCCCAGGTTGTGGCTGAGAACCAGAACCTCACCAACCTGCAGGAAGTCTTCAGGGTACGCCCGCAGGACCTCGGCAGCGCTCAGGCTTTGCTACAGCAGCAGTATGCCTCTGAGGATGCAGGCCGTCGACGAGCTGCAGCGGGCAGGCTTGCACGGGAAGAGGCCTCGGACATCACAGACGCAGACAAGGCGCGCCTTACAGCCCTGGCTACCGAGGGCACCCAGTACGACCAAGGCGCAGCGCAAGGCCTTGCACTTGAGCTAATCGGGGAAGACTCCACACCCCAGCAGACTGCTCAGGTTCTACGCATCCTCGAAGCAGGCTCCATCGATGCAGGTGTCATCAATGAAGTGGAAGTCAGGGCAGCCCGTGTGGCCCGTGGCAGGGTCCCCAGTGGCGCAGCTCGAGCACTGACACCCGAGGAGAAGGCTGCAGAGCGAGCACTGCAGCAGCAGCTTGAGTCTGCGTTCTTTGCCGGTCCTGCAGGCATCCGAGGCGGCTACGATGGCCAGGCCATTGTAGAGCGTCGAGAGTCGACAGCAGCCCCCGAGACTGTCAGCTTCAGCACCGAGAGCGATGCCTTTGACGCTGCCCTTGTGGCCATGCAGAACGGCGCCATTACAGAAGACGAGTTTGAGAGCAAGGAAGACTTCCAGTTCGCCAAGAAGCTCTACGACGAGGCCAAGGCAAAGCGGGCATACCGCAACGACCAGCGCGCCAACTTCGAGCAGGAAGTCCTCAAGTCTCGGCAGCGGGTGACGCAGCTGGAGACAGCTCGAGCCGAGGCGCCAGGCGCCCAGTACACAGACCCAGGCAGGGAACGGGCAAAGCGCGAACTCATCGCCCGAGGCTTTGACCCGGACAAGAACGGAGGGCGGTACCTGCAGTACCAGCAGAGCCCCTACTACGGCGCCATGATTCGGGCAGACAGCATCCTCACCGATGTCATCAGTGCAGACATGGAGCTGCAAGCGGTCGACAGCAACCAGCGCCTGGCTGCAGACCTCATCCGTCAGCTCGATGCACGGGGCAAGCCCTACGACATCACCAAGGTGGAGAAGCAGCTCGGCAAGGTTCTCAAGGGTGACGAGCTGCAAGAGGCTCTTGCCTTCGCACTTGCCACCAAGGAATACGACGCCCGAGGCTTCGAAGCACCCAGCCAACGGGAACTCCAACGGGCAGCCAAGCAGCGGGCAGCCACCGAGGAGGAGCAAGCGCGCGCCCTTGATGCGGAAATCACCGACACCATGGAGGGGGAGCTTGACCAGCAGGCCCTCTTCATGCAGCGCCTACCCAAAGACACGGTGCGCTCAGAAGATACGGCGCGTCTGCGGGCTCGGGCGACAGAAGCCGCGCAAAGGGAAGTGGGGGAGATTGAGTTCCAAACCGCTGCCACCGATGCCCCAGACCCTGCGCCCACCCCTGCGCCTGTTGTGGCCGAGGTCTTCAAAGACCCCAACGATGCGCGCCTCTCCTACCGGCGGGTTCCGAGTGGCTTCGCAGTCTTCGAGCAGGGCAAAGACAGACCCACCCTGGCAGCTAAGGGTACCCGAGCCTTCGAGAGCATCCAGTCCGTGGTCTCGGGCGGTCAGCCACTGCCACTGCCCACCCCTGCGCCTGTTGTGGCCGAGGTTGCCGAGGTAGCGCCGGCGCCTACCGCGCCTGCAGGAGAGGCCGAGCCTACGCCTGTACCGAAGCGCATCGTGGACATGACAGACGACGAGCTGCGCGCCCTGGCAGGTGAATAGTGGCAACCGCTCAAGAGGCCCGCGTTGAGCTTGCACGGCGCGAGCTTGCACGGCGCGAGCTTGCACGCAGGCAGGCCGATGCTTTGCCTGTGCGCCCCATGCGAGCCGAGCAGACGCCCATCCCGGAGATAGCGCCACTTGCTGAGCTGGAGGCCGCCCAAGCTGCAGCCGTTGAGGAGCAGGTCTCGCAGGAGATGGCGCCAAGGGGTGGCAACATCCCGGCCGGTGAGTTCTCGGCCGAGCGGCAGCGCGTAGAAGCTCGCGCAGAGCGGCAGCAAGAGCGGCAGCGCAGCCAGGTGCTGCAACCGGGCAGGACAGAACCCCAGCGAGTGGCCGAGGGTGGCATCCCTACCCTGCGCCCTACTCGCATCGTGACTCAGGAGATTCCTGCAGTGACTCAGCAGGGTGAGATTCTGACCGAGCGCAGCATCGTGGGCGACGATGGGCGTCTTCGGCCACCGACTGCAGACGAGGAGACAGCCGAGGCCTTTGCCATGCAGCCTATCCTTGGGGCTGAGTCTGCCCGAGTCATCAGCGAGCGGGTGAGGGCTGAGCAGGCCGAGATTGACCGCAAGGTGGCAGCAGGCGAAGACGTTAGCCCCTTCGAGTACGCAGGGGCTGCCCTCGGTGGCATCCTCACCCGTCCGGGCGAGCAGACTGGTGTCTTTGAAACCGAGCTTGCGGCAGGCCTGCGCTCAACCCTCGGCTGGGTGTCTGCGCTCGCTGGAGAGGGATACTTCCGAGGTCTCGGCTACGAGGTGGACAAGAACGGCATCCCCGTGGACCCGGATGATTTCGGGCTTGCCATCGCTCAAGGGCGCAGGGCTATCGGCCTGCCCGAGGTGGTCTACCCGCTGCAGCCCATCAGTGCGCCCATCCGCGCTCTTGTCAGCGGTCTGGATGAAGAGGCAGGGCAGCAGCTTGAGCGCCTCATCAAGTCCGTGCCTCAGCTCGCTGTACCGCTGCCCGGTGTGGCGACCACCAGCCAGACGGCAAAGCTGACCACCTTTGACCCGGAAGGCAGGCGCACAGTCCGCCAGGTGCGAGTACCCGACCCGAGAGAAGACTTCTCGGGATGGCTTGACGCCACACAGCGGCGCGTGTCGCAGAACGTGGCAACAGGCCGGACCATGGGCGACGAGTTCATCGATACCCCTGCGCTGCGGGACTGGTATGCCGAGGTCTGGGGGAACCCAGATGCCGCCTACTTCGGGGGCAGTCTGTTGGAGCTGTTCGTACCAGCCGGACCGGGCACAGCAGCCAAGGGCGCCAAGGGCTTGGCGAAGCTCACCAAGGCAGACAAGGCCACCAAGGCAGCGGTCAACCTTGCAGGCCGGTCCGCCATCCGAGCAGCGCAAGCCATCGAGCAGGGCAAGCCGTCGAGCAGGCTGGCAAAGCAGGCCCAGGCGGCAGCGCTGAGCCTTGCCAACCCTGTGGCCGATGTGGCGGCAGCAGTCACCCCTGGCAAGCTCTCAGAGGGGCGCGTAGTGCGCCGCGTGGCTGAGCAGGTTCTTGATGGGGCAGCGCTGGACAAGGCAGACGCAGCACGAGCCAAGGCAGCCATCAGGCCTACCAGCTCCACACCCCAGGCCATCATGAGGGATGTGGCGCCCTACCTGGGGGACCGGGCTAGTGTCTTTGGGCGCGCCCTGGTGCAGAACATCCCCGATGATGTGGTGATGATTACCTCGAACGTGGGCGTCCCTCGGGTGCACGCCAACAGCATGCGCGCCAGCCTGGGCAGGTTTCGGCGCGAAGTCTTCAGCGGCAGCCCCAAGGATGTGGCCCACAGACTCCCTGGAGACCTCGGGCAGCAGGTGGCGCGCTTCGATGACTGGGGCAGTGTACCCACAGGCCTGCGCAGACAGGCCACGATTGTGCTCGAGGATGCCCATGCAGTCAGCCAAGCACCAAAGCAGGCGCGCCTTGCGCGAGACCTCACGAGCCTGCAAACGTGGTTCCGCACCACAGACAGCAACCTCACCAAGCGCCTGCTCAAGTCTCAAGGCCTGGACTCTCCAGCTATGCGAAGGGCTCGGGCAGTCTTCCGGCTGCGCGCCCTGCCCCTACAGTCTGAGACTGCAGCGGTAGTGCAGGCCCGCCAGGCCATCCGAGGGGCAGCCACAACCGAGCTGCAGCGCCTCGGCAAGCGTTTGACCATACGCAGCAGGGAGCTGGGCAACGCAGATGATGCGGTTGACGGTCTGTTTGCGGAAGAGCTGGCATCTTCTCCCAGCCCCATCGGCGCAACCGAGGCATGGGAAAAGACCATGGGCGCCATCTACGGCGACGAGAACGCAGGCAAGCGCCTGTTCAAAATTGCCCTTGAAAAGAAACTGATACCGAGCGCGAACGGCAAAGACGCCCTGATAGGTCCCACTGTGGACACTTTGCGCGGGGTGGATGTCAGTCTCTACGATGACGGTGTGCAGGGCGTCGTTGGGGTCAGAGGTACGAACCTCGCATCCAAGCACTTTGCGCCGGACTACCAGAAGGCGCTCCTCAAGGTGGCAGTGGAAGAGGGCACCAAGAAGAACCTGGCAGCCCGTGGCAGGCTCACCGAGGCCATCGGCTCAGCGGTAGATGGCCTGGTGACGCAGGCCTCTCGGGTACCTGCAGGACTCACCAAAGCGGTGGAGCTGCTGGGTGATGGGGTCATCAACGAGCTGCCCGTACTGCGAGAGGGCAACCGGGTGCGCGCTCGGGTCTACGACCGGAACGCAAGCGCCGCAGAGCGCATCCTTGCCGAGAACGGGGAAGAGTTCGCTGAGTTCATCGAAGGCATCGCACCGAGAGCTAGGAAGGGGCTCAAGTCCGTTCTGGGGGAAGTGCTTGAGCTGTTCCTTGGGACAGGGCGCCGCAACTTTGCGCAGAATATGCAGTATGGCTTTGTGGGCCCCAATGTTGTGGGCTTCCCATACGCCCTATTCAAGCAGGCCATCACCCCACTGCTCACCGTAGGGCTACAGGGTTCAGCAGACATCGTCGACCAGGTGGTACGTCGTCGAGTCTTCGGGGGCGGCCTGACCACTACCGATGGGGTGTACTACACGGGCAAGCAGCTGCAGGAACTCGGTGAGGAGCTGGGCCTTGGCTACACGACCGTGTCATCTGAGCGGGTGCGCAGCATCGCAGACGACCTGTTGAGAGATGCACGGCGAGCAGCAGAGGGACCGCTTGAGGGCTTGGTCAAGCGCGAACTCAACCCACTGGACAAGTCGTTCTGGACCCGTAGCGCTGAAGCTGTGGAAATGTCCATGAGGCAGGGCGCCTTTGAGGCCGAGCTGCTGAAGGGGCGGACACCCGAGCAGGCTGCCCAATACGCGCGGGATGCCCTCTTTGATTACTCCGAGGTGCCCGAGGCCATCCGGCAAGAGCTTGGGCGGTACTTCGCAACCGCTGCAGGCAACTCCAAGCTCTACACGGAACTCGTCAAGGCCATCATGGCGAACCCGGACAAGGCGCGCCTGGTGCTCAAGGCCCAACTGCAGAAGGCCCGAGCGCAGGACCCTCATAACCTGCACGGAGACAAGGCGCTCAAGTCCTTGGGTCTCGTGACGATAGGTGATGGCGTCTACTTCGGGCCGGAGGTGCCAGCCTTCGCGCCTGCAGAGGTAGCGCTCGGCATGGCTCGCCAGGGCAACCTTCTCGTGCAAGACCTGCGAGTCGCTACCCAAGCTGCGGAGCAGGTAGGGGCAGAGGTCAACCAAGTGGTTGAGGGTACGCAGACCATCACCCGCACTCTTGAAGATGCAGCCATGCCTCTGGTACTGGATGCCTATGACCGCTTCCAGGCTGGGGCCGAGGTCAGTCCTGTAGGCATCCAGGGCGCTGCCCCCATCAGTGACGAGAAGATGTTTTGGGCCGCTGCTTTGTATGCCCACAACATGGACGCCAGCCGAGACTTGGGCCTGTGGGACTGGTTCGAGCGGGTCTTCAAGCCTGAGACAGTGATGCCCCCCAAGGGCAGCTTCAAGGAAGAACTGCCCGAATACTGGACCAAGGCACCCAAGGGGCAGCCCCATGTCTTGTGGGGTCGAGACGAGACCGGCATGCCGCTGTACAAGGTCCTCAAGCCGTCCGAGGATGGACAGCTTGCCATGACACTGCTGCGCGCTGCATCACCCAAGGCCATCGAACAGGCCTTCGTAGCCGGTACCAGCCTGGTGGAACCTGTGGCCGTCGAGCAGCAACCCACTGCTGTCTTCGGCGGTGACCTTCTGCCCCCATCGCCTGCCCGAGCTGCGCTTGATGCCACCCTCGGCCGAGCGCCGGAAGCAGACCCGGAGAGGGTCAGGCGCGCGCAGCTCGAGCAACTGTCAGGGGTCATTCAAGGCCAGTAATGCTATGATGGGGCTGCGCAGCCGGTCCAAGCACGAGGAGGAGCGCCATGCCCACCAGAATCACCCACTTTCTGCACCACAGCCCTGTCACAGGTGACCAAAGCGTGTTGACCAGCTTCAGCACCGGTGTGGTCCATGCCCATGACCTGCAGGCCTACCTCCCGGACTTCCAGCGTCTCAGCCGGAACTACCGGGGCATTGTGCAGGGCATCACCGTGAAGCTGACGGGCAGCACCAGCCCCACCAAGGTCACCATCCGGGTCTGCGCAGATGCAGCCGGTGACGAGGTCCTTGTGCCTGACACTGAGGCAGACCTGGTGGCAGGGGTGACCACTGCAGGGACCAAGAGCGCTACCTTCCGGGTAGACCTTCCACTCTGGCAGGATGTGGGTGGACCGGGCAACGGCACCCTGTACCTGTTTGCCAAGGTCGACAGCGCGACAGGGACGCCCAAGCTGGCAGCCACTGACATTTTCTGGCAGGAGTAGGCATGCCCATCACTCCATGCTTTGACCCCACTACAGGGGCGTCAGGCGGTGCAGCGGGTGGGGGAGGAGCTGCAGCAGCAGTCACGCCACCCAGCCCCACAAGTGAGAGCACGGCAGCAGGGGCAGCCCTGACCAACAAGACCTTCTCAGCCTTCACAGACCCAGCTGGGGTCATCGCCTCCTTTCAGGCAGTGACAACCACAGCCACAGGCTCGGCAAGCTGGTCAGGCAGTGGGCTCGGGGCCTATACACCCAGCTCGTCAGATGGCGACTCGGGCACCTTGAGCCTCAACGCACTGGCAGCAGGTGGGCAGGTCCTGGCTACGGCGGTGCACACCTACGACCGGGCAAGCCCTGCAGGCGCGTCCTGGGTGGTGACCTCGGACACTGACCTCACAGCGCTGCCCAGCACCACCTTGAGCGCAGGCTCTCAGGTCATTTCTGGGGTGACCCTGGTGTGTGATGGCGCTGGGGAGACTGTCGGAGGTGGGGCCGGCCTGACCGCAGGGGCAGCCGACGCCAGCTACCAAGATGTCAGCGCGTTCTTCTCGGGCGAGAACCCGCGCCTGGTGGAAATCAAAATCGTGAACGCTGCTTGGGGTGGCACTGGCACCGGGCACGCGGTCAGAGGCCGATTCTTTGCCGATACGGCTGCCTCGGGGCCGGCTGCGCAGACCCGCTACTACCCTTCCGGTTCGGCAATGCGATTTCAGGCACAGTGGCAACCAAGGTACGTGGGGGCAACGGGAGGGTTTAGTACCTCGGGCGGAAGCTACGACCACTCCGGGGACTCGGCTGTACTCACATGGTACTCCTACATCGCCATGGTCCGAGGTACCTTCTACGTCTGGATTTCCAAGACCGTCGACGTACCCACCTCCCTGGTGGACCTGCTCACCCCTGACGCATTTACCTGGGTGGTTGGAGTGAACGCTTACTCGGCCCTCGGCACAACGGCCTACCAGCCAGCCACAGCCCTGGCGGGCATCTTCAACCAGAACGCTGGAAGCCTCGGCCTCATCGAAAATGTCCGGACCCTGGAGTTCAAATGAGCCACGCACCAACCGAAGTCAAGCCCTGGGTCCTTGATGGTGGGGCGGTTGATGTCCCCTGTGACGAGCTGCTTGCCTACTGGCGAGACGGTGACGAGACCTCAGACGTTGAGCTTAGCGACGGCTCAGTGGTCATCTCCTCACGGACTCCCCCACCTGGTGCCGAGGCAGTCAAGGCAGACATCCTGGCCCGAGTGGCAGACGGAGAGAGCACTCCAGTGCTTGCCTCCCACCTCGACGCCATGGGCTACCGTGCTGCGCTGCTTGCTTGGGCTGTGCGCAGCTGATGGCGAGGCGCATCAAGAAGGGTGAACCAGGGTTTGGAAGAAAGAAGTTCGTGGCTACAGGCACCTACGAGGGAAAAACGTACACGGTCCGCTTCGGAGACCCGGACATGGAAATCAAGCGAGACAACCCAAAGAAGCGCAAGGCCTTCAGGGACCGCCACAACTGCAGCGACCCAGGGCCACCAAACAAGGCGCGCTACCACAGCTGCAAGATGTGGAGCAGCAAGCCAGTGAGCAAGATAGCCAAATGACAAAGCGCCCATGGCAGGTAGACTTTGACTGCTCTGGATGTGGCGCCTGTTGTCGGGCAGTGGGGTGCGATTTTCTGGAGGGCAACCGCTGCAGCATCTATCTGCACCGGCCTGACTTCTGCCGTGTGGGATACTCGTACGACCCCAACACGGACCTTGAGCAGTACCTCGAGGCAAACCGCCAAGCCTGCAAAGAGCTTGAGCTACTCTTTCCCCCGGAAGCACCTATGAGCTGGGCCTTCTCTTCCCGCAGCATGCAGCGGCTGAACACCTGTCACCCTGACCTCATCCTGCTGATGACTGAGGCCTTGGCAGACCCTGCCTGTCCGTCTGACATCAGTGTGCTTGAGGGCTACCGAGACGAGGAGCGCCAGAACCAGATGGTGGCCGAGGGCAAGAGTCAGCTCAAGTATCCCCGCAGCTTCCACAACAAGGTGCCCAGCATGGCTGTGGATGTTGCGCCCTACGTCGGCGGCATCACCTGGGACTGGGACTACTACTACCCGCTCGCTGAACACATCGAAGCGGTCTGGGCGCGCCTACAGTCTGAGCGTCGAGTCAGTGCAGGCCTGAGACTAGAGTGGGGTGGGGCATGGACCTCATTCGCTGACGGTCCGCACTGGCAGCTGGTGCAGGCGTAGCCATGGCAGATGACGCATGCACCAAGAAGGTGAAGGCCAGCTACAAAGTCTGGCCGTCTGCCCGAGCCTCTCAGGCTGTCGCCAAGTGCCGGAAGGGTAAGGGTCAGGTCAGGAAAGGGAAAGAGGGCACAAGCCTGCGCCGCTGGGAACGGGAGAAATGGGTAGACAAAGCGACCGGGAAGCCCTGCGGGCACTCCGGTGACTCAAAGAGCCAATACTGTAGGCCGACCAAAGTGGTAAACAAGAAGAAGACCCCAAGCACCCGAGCGTCAAAAAAAGACGTACAGGACGCCCTGTTTGCCAAACGGGCAGGCAAGCGAGCCAAGCCCAAGCCCAAGCCCAAGAGGTACTCATGAACCCGAAGAGAAAAGAGCAGCTGCGGAGACTGGGGCGCGCCCTGGTGGTCGGCAACCGTCAGACCATTGTGGCTGTGCTTGATGCAGTCATTGAGCCCAAGAGCCTGATGTGGGAGCGCATCAGCGACCTGGCTATTGGCTACGTGGTCGACGCCCTGATTGAGGGGCGCGGTGATGTGGTGGAAGGAGTCCGTGAGGCTCTTGACCAGCTGGAAGGGTGATGCTGTACTTCCTGACCCTGCAGGCCGTTGCCTTGGCTCAGGAGGTGGCACCGGTTGTGACCTCACACCCAGACATGTGGGGTGTGGGTGGGGGAGGCATCGCAGGCCTGCTGTCTGCTGTGCTTGCGCTCCTTGTGAAGGATAAGCTACTGTCACCCCAACGGGATGGTGTGGCGCCATCTCAGGCCAACCAAGAGCTGCAAACGCGAGTCACCCGACTCGAACTGCAGACGGAGGCCCTACGTGACACCCAGCGAGACCTCAGACAGCTCACCGAAACGCTCGGGCAGCTCATCCGTGACCTTGCCAGCAAGACGTAAGAGGCAGGCAACGCAGCTCTTGGCGCTGCACTGCCTGCTTCTGGTGCTGTCACTGCGGGCAACGCTGCCCAGCTATCAGAACGGGATGTCAGGCGAAGGCTCACCCCTGTTGTAGCTGGTGGCGCTGCTGTCTCGCTGAGCAGGGGCGTCTTCCTTCGGCCCACAGAAGGCCCAGTCGCTGACCTTGACCTCAAGAGAGAAGCCCGTGCTGCCGTCCCGCTTCTCGTAGGTGCGGAGGCTCGGCTCACCGTTGACGGTCACCCACTTGCCTTTGACCAAGTGCTTGCCCGCTGCCTCGGCACGCTTGCCGAACAGGGTGCAGGTCCACCAGCTCGTGGTCTTGTTGTCTCCCCAGCCCGTGTCATTGGGTAGGGTTAGGTTGCAGATGGTGGTACCGCTGTGGGTCTCTCGCATCTCGGGCGGTCGCGCCAGGCGCGCTGTGATTGTGATGTAGGCTGGCATGATGTCCTCTCTCAGGTCTTGGGGTGGGTGTAGTAGTTGGGCACTTCGATGATGCGCCGCTTCTGGTAGCCAGGCCAGTGGCCCATGGTAGTACAGCCGTCGTACAGGTCCGCGAGGTCTCGGTACAGGGCAGCGGTCTCCATGATGGTGTTCGGGCCAAGCTCGCAAGCGACCACGTCATGGGGGGCAGCGGTTCGAGCGTACAGCGCAATGAGCTGCACCTGGTTGCGACCCATCGGGGCATACATGGCCCAGGCTGCCTGCAGGTAGTGGTACAACTGCAGATGGACCCGGTACCGCCCGATTGTATGGGTGATGCTGTGCTCGTCGAGTTCGCTGCTCGTGGTCTTGAGGTCCACGATGATGAGGCCATGCTCGTCGGAGTAGTGCAAGAGGTCCAGCTTGGCCTTGCAGGGGCCGTAGAGGCCTTGCCAGACGATAGCGCGCTCCACCTGGGTGCCACGATGCCCGAGGAGCTTCTGCAGCAGCGGGTGCCTCGTAGCAGCCTCAGCCACGGCCAACGCTCGGGCATGCTCGTCCTCGGTGAGGATGTCTCGCTCGGTCTGCTTGGCTGCCCACTCCCGATACGCCTTGGTCCGGCGGTTGCCCGGTCCTTCCCACACTGCATACCGGTCTGCGAACTCGTCAGGCTCGAAGGTCAGGCAGTGAATGGCCGACCCCAGGGTCATGGCTGGCGTCTTCTTGGTGGGGTGCGCCAGGTGGTGCTGGTACTGCTGTGGGTTCTTCGCCAGCTCCTTGAGCGCTGTGGCGTTCATGGCAGGGAAGGCGAAGTAATCCGCATCAGTCCAGACGGCTGTCTGCTCAGGGGTGGGGATGGTCATGCTGTCCTCTGTGTGTGGATGTGGTGGAGCACTGCAGCAAGGGCTTGCCATGCATGGGTGGTGAGACCCTGCAACGGTCCGTCATGGGTGTAGTGGTGTCCGTCCGGGTCAATGCCGTGCAGCTCACAGACACGGCGCCTGATGGCGCTGTCTGACTTGCCCAGCAGCTTCTTGATGTCCTTGCGGTGCGCTGCGTGGACTTGCATCTCGTGGATGTCTGCATACTCCCAGATGCGCCCCAGCATGACTGTGGTGTGAATCACAGACCAGCTGGGCGGGCCTGGGTGGGTGTGCTCGAGCACTACGATGGGGTTGTCGTTGGCGAGAGCAGCGATGGCGTACCGCACACGGGTGGGGGAGGCCTTGCCGTCTGCCAGTGCCACGACTCCCACGTCTTTGCCTTTCGGCACGCAGTAGACCACCAGGCCGAGGGTCTTGGGACCCGGATCGATACCAATGTAGATGCTGGCGTCTTTGTAGGGGTCGGCCATGGCTACACCTGCTCAGTGATGGTGGCCTTGATGACCTTGAGGCCGTTGCCGTCTGCAAGCCAGTCAAGGCAGCGGCGCTTCTGCTCGGGCGTCATGCCACCAAGCCGAGGGCGCTTTCCCTTGTCTGCCCAAGTGTTGAAGTGCTCCACAGTCAGGCCTGCGCTCTCCAGCTCGGCAGCAATGCGCGCTCCCCAGTCCTGCGTTGAGGGCAGCGAGCGGCGCCCCTGCTGCTGCGGTGCGCGTCGGCTGGCAGCGTTACCATCATCATCTTCCACGGGCAGCCCCATGATGGACTGCAGGGCATAGCGGCGCAGGTAGGTGATGGCCGACCCCACAGCCTGCGCGTCTTGCTTCTTGCCCATGGGTGCGCCTAAAGTGCTCTCCAGCACCTGGCCCGAGGTATGGCCGAGCACAGTAGTGAGCTGCACCTCGGTGCCATTGAGGTGGGGCAGCTGCAGGACGGTGATGCCCTGCGCGTTGAGCACAGGCACCACAGCGTCAAGCACAGCGGTCAGGCTGGCGTAGCTGCTGCGGTAGTGCGGGTTCTTGGAGTCCTTGACCGCTGCCCCCATGGAGGCTTGCGCCTTGCACAGTGCGGTGAATAGGTCTTTTCGGTCTTCTGTGAAGTTGTGCTGCATATCTTGTGTCCTCTGTGTCATTGAAACTTCTGCTCGAAGTCGCTGCGTGTCAGGCGCTTGATTCCAAGCATTCCGGTGTCCGCGCCTTCTGGCTCACCGGGCTTGTGGTAGTACTTCGCACCGCCGGAGCGGTACCGAACAAATCCAACCGAGTGCAGGGCAGAAGCTAAGCTCAAGCCGAACCTCTGGGCGGACAGATTCCGGTCGATGGCTGCAGCGAACTCACCCACTGTGAAGCGGTTTTTCTTGCCTCCCTGGTTGCCGTCGTAGGCCGTCTGGGCGCACTGGGTGAACCAGTCCAGATACTGGAACTCACCGTTAGCCTTGCGCTGCCAGGCGCTTTCCTGAGCGTCCAGCCACCACTCCTGCCCCTGCTGAAAGTAGTGGAAGGCCTCGGCCAACATTTGGTCCCGGTACTTGCCGAGCCATCCGAGGTCTGCGCGCTCTCCTGCGCACTGGATGACCCAGTACCGCCGGCTGCCCGTTCGGTCCCTGAGTACGTCCTGCTCGTTTGACGACATCGTGATGACCGTGTGCCTCCTGTACGTCCGCATCTTCCGGCCAAACGGGGGGCGGAAGCGGTCCACAGCCGAGGTGATGAAGGCCTTCCGGGTCTCTTGGTCGGCTGTAGAGCTGCCGGCCATCTCGGCATCCTCGTAGATGAGAGCGCCGTACAGCTGGAGGTAGCAGTCCTTGTCCTTGATGTTGAAGCGAGTGTCTGAGTACAGCTCCTCCTGCCCTGGCCAGTTGGCCCACTCCCGCCACACAGACGACTTCCCCCACCCCTGTGGGCCAATCAGCAGGGCGCAGGTGTGTAGCTGGCACCCAGGCGAGAAGAGGCGCGCCATCAAGCCAATGACCCACTTGGCGCTGTACACTCGATAGATGGGCAGGTCTTCGGTGTGGCAGACCTCCATCAGCCAACGGTCAATCCGAGGGCAGCCATCCCACTCCAAGCTCTTGACGTATTCCTGCACGGGGTTGCGCGCGTGCTGCTTCGCGACGAACTCTACCGAGGAGAAGAGGAGGTCTTTGCCAAGGCGCCACTGCCAGTCATAGGCCGCCTCCATGTGAGTCACCACCCGTACCCAGATGGTGTCCTCTACGGGTTCGTGTCCGTCCATCTCGCGCTGTCGGAACTCGTCGAACCACAGGTTGAATTCACCGTCATGGGTCAGCATGGTGTGGAGGTTCGTCACTGTGTTGAGAATCTTGCCCGCCGTGCCGTCCCGCTTCGGGGGCGCTCGGTGCAAGTCCACCAGGCCGGGCGTCGAGCTGGGGCGGTAGCTGTTCCAGTACGTGGTTGCCTGTGGCGCGCTGTAGTAGCGGGCGCGTCCGTCCGGTTCCCTGTGAAAGAAGCCCGACCCCACCGAGGTACCACCAAAGGGGCAGATGACCTTCAGGCGCTCACCGGGTGCGAGGGCGTCAGCGAGCTGCTGCCATGCTCTACCGTCTGCAAGTCGCTGAGACCTGAAGTCTACGTCGACGCTGACCGCTTGGCGTGGGCGCTTCCTGCTCGGCACGGGGCTGGGCTTGACCTTCGCCTTGTCATTGGCTGTGAGCTGCCCCTGCCTTCTCCACTGCTCGCGCAGGCGGCCTATCGTGTCCGAGTCCATCACCGTATCGGACGCACCGACCACATCCACGGACTGCATGCGCCAATTGCATTTGGTGTTCTGGCTACCCGGTGCGCGAGCAAGGCGCGCCCCTACATCGTGGGTCCGGTCGTATGCCTTGTGGTAGGTGGTCAGCGGTGGGTGGAAGCCCTGGGCTACCTCGGCTGCTTGCCGGTTGCACTCGTCTACCACTGCAGCATGCAGCTCGGTGAGGGCAGCCTTCTCAGTGCGCATGGTCTCGGTGAGAGCATAGTGGAAGTGGAAGCCCCACCCGCTGCAGATGGTGAGGGTGGGCGGTGCGCCCATCACAGACTCAAGGATGCCGCCCACATCCTGCAGGAGGAGGTCAAGGAAGGCCTGCCGCTGCTCCTCGGGCATCTGGTACATGTGGGCCTTGCGGTCCTGCGCTCGGTCGGGCAGTGCTTGCCCCCGAGCCAGCCGAGCCGAGTCCACCAGGCCGAGCAGGTCAAGGTCAAAGAACAGGGAGGTGACCCCCTTGCAGTTCTCGACGCTGCGACCCCTGCCCCGGTTGTCGACTGCTCCCCGATGGAAGTACCCGGTACTGATGTAGTCCCCACCCTTGAGGGACTGCTCGACGTAGCAGCACCCATCGGGGGGCGTAGGCCACACGGCTCGTACTCGGGTGTCAGGATGCTGCGCGTTCATTCGGTGCCCCTTGCAATTGCGCCAAGCTCGGCAGCGCATTCCCAGTAGCCTGCCCGGTTGCCCAGCTCGTAGCCTCGTCGGTAGGCCACAGCAGAAAACAGGGCAAGGCCTGCAACCCACAGTGTCAGGAGCAACAATCGGTCATCCGGGCTCATTGGTTTCCCCGTAGGGAAACTGCACACAGTGCTCTTCCCCGTACTCGGCTGCCAGCTTCGAGAGTCGCTTCATGCGCTCTTTGGCTACCTGCAGGTTGATTTGAGCCTCTTGCAGGTCAGCCTTGACCCGGTCCAGCATCGCAACAGCGCGCCGGATGTCCTCGGACGCATGGTAGGCATCGGAGTCCGCGCGATGCAAGGCGCCGCGCACGCTTGTCCAGCGGTCAACCATCGGTCACCTCGGTGCGGGCTGCAGCCTTACGGGCCATCTTTTCGCGCCACTCACGAAGGAGCATGCTCGCTTGGCCCATACGCACTTCCTGCCCCCTGTTCCAGAACAGCTTGATGCGGGCAAAATGCACCTTGTGCATGTAGCCCTCTTGGTCGGCTACAATCATGTAGTCACCAACAGCATGCAGGATGATGCCGGGCTTAGCCTTCTCCTTTCCATCGCTTTGCTTCTCAAGGAACGAACAGCTTAGTGCCTCACCCATCGGTCACCCCTGCAAGGCGCTGCAACTGCTTGCGCTCAATGCGACGCTGCAGGTCAGTGGAGACAAACGGGGCAACCACATCCTCAAGGTACTCGGGGACGGTCATGCCTGCGAGGCCTGCAGCAACCCGGAGGTCTGCCGCCAGGTGGATGCTGATGCGAGGGCGGTACGGCTCAGTAGGCTGAGACATTGTCTGCCCCCATGCGTGATGCGATTGCTGCCGAGATGGCTTCCGAGACTGTTGCCCCGGTACCGTGTCCGGTCTTGGTGCGGTTGCTTGCGTAGATGCGACAGCTGTACTGTTGCTTGCGTCGAACCCAGGAGATGCGGACCTCTGGGCTGTCAAGGGAAGACAGCGCCCCCCGAAGTAGTTGCTCAATACCGTTCATGACTTGTCCTCTGAGAGTTGAGTGATGGCGTCCACGAGCTGCGGGACCAGGTGTGCGACCTGCAGCTCAAGAGTGTTGATGCGCTTGCACAACTGCGCGTGGGTGAGTCCATGGGCGCAACCAGCCAGCATGCCGAGGCGCTGCTCAAGGCGCTGCAGCTGCTGGATGATGTCGCTGTAGATGTCTGCGCTCGGTTCGTCTGCTGAAGCATCAGCCGCGTGCCCCAGGCGGTCGGTGTGCCTGCGGCGAAAACCTCGCTTTTGCAGTTCGCTCCTGATGGTGTGGTAGCTCATGCCTGTTGCTCGCAGCTCCTGAATCAGCGCGATGACCCGTTGCTCGTCAGGGTGCTTCTCCAGAACCGTGACATCAGGAGCGATACGGTAGCCAAACGGAATCTTCATGCTGCACCCTCTTTGCGGTACGGCTCAATCCTGTCATCTGCGACCTGCATCATCTTGGCGATGAGTGCGCGACCTGCGAACCCGAGGTCAGGCCACCATTGGCCCACCATCTCAAAGAGCACAACAGACGGCCACTGCTCTTTGAATGCTGACTGCTGAGCAACCGCCTGATGCCACTCGGCCACCTGCTTGAGGTTGGCATTAAAGAATGGGTGCAGCTGGGCCTGAGCTTCTGCCAGTGTGGACTCGGGCCAGTTCAGCAGGTTGTACCGGTCTTTCAAGTCGTGACAGTTGATGCACAATGCTTGCACATCCTGTCCGCCCCTCCTGCGGGGTACTGGGAAGTGGTCCCACTCTCCCCGAGCTGCGCAACTGCGACCACAGAACGCGCAGCTCGTGTCCTTGCTTGGTCTCATACGAACATCCACAGGGTCATACAGATGGCGATGCAGGCAACAGCGGCAAAGTCTTCAAAGGTCTGGTGGGTCATGATGTCCTCTGTGAAAAGTGCCCCGGAGCACCTGCAGCAGCAAAGCAGAGGTTGAAGGGGTTGGTGCCCCAGGGCTGGTCTGCATGTACCCAGTGGAGCCAATGGGCGCAAGGGGTCCATTGGTACCAAGTATGTCATTGTTGTGTCACAGGCCCCCAAATTGCCCCAAGTCTTGACCCTCCAACCCGTACCCAGTCAAGAACCGCCTATAGTGGGGTTCGTAGCAAAAGGGACGGGTAAGGGCTTCCAGGGACTCTCCCAGTTTTCCCTTGTTTTCTACTCCAGTAGAATCTAACCAAGACCCGACCCTTTCTTGAAAAGACCATGGATAGGGTACAATGGATAGGGACGGGTTGTATCGTCAAGACTTTGCTCTATAAGGGGTTGTACCTATGCCAAAGACCAGCGGAACCATGACAGAGCGGCAGCTCCTTGAGGCTGTGGCGAAGCTCGCACCCGAGGCCATCAGCTGCATCGAGCGCACCCTGCAGGGCAGCGTCAGGCCAAACAAGGCCCAAGCGGACTGCGCCTGGCGCGTGCTGGACTGGTCCAAGGTGGCAGCAGCAGCACGGGCAGAGAGCGAGGAGACAAGCCCCGATGTTAAGGAGCTGGAGAACGTCCTGAGCCTCGTTGGGGAGTGGTGATAGATTGAGGGGCAGAGGACCCCATGAGCATCTACATTCCCCCGAGCATCCCCGAGCGTCTGCACCCCAAGGTCATCGGCCTGGTGGGTGACCCTTCTGAGTTCTGTAGGCTTCACCGCGTGCAGGACAAGGACAGCAAGCGCGAGATACCCTTCAACCCGCTGCCGATGCAGGTGAAGATATTCAACGCAGTGAAGCGAGGGCACAATCGCATCCTCGTCATCAAGGCGCGCCAGGTGGCCGCCACAACGGCTGCCAAGTTCGTGCTGCATCAGCAGTGGATGGCGACCCCTACCGCTGCACTACATGCCCTCGTGTCCCTACGGGCTGAGTCTGCCACGGCCCTGCTCGACGACAACCGCCGATGGCTACACCACCCACCCGCCATCCTGCAGCGCCAGCTTGACACCCGCGCCAAGGGTGAGCTGCGCCTGGCAGACACCGGGGCAAGCCTGAAGGCTTTCACCTCGAGGTCAAGCACAGGCCTGCGCAGCTTCAGTCCCGCCGCTGTGCTGCTGTCTGAGTTCGCCTTCGCACTCGACCAGGAGGAGCTGCTGGCGCAGGCGCTGTCTGCTGTGGGTGACGGGCTTCTTATGATAGAGAGCACAGCAAACAACCCAGGGGACCGTTTTAGCGAGCTGATAGCGGGCGCCCCAGAAAACGGCTGGCACCTTATCACCCACTGGTGGCACGAGGAGCCCCGGTACACGGACGCAGACCCGGAGCACTTCGAGCACACGGAAGGGGAAGAGCAGCTCGTCAAAGAGTACCGGGTCACAGATGGACAGCTCGCCTGGCGCAGGCGCTACCTGGCCACCCTCGGGCCGTACAAGTTCCGCAGGGAGTACCCGGCCTGCCTCGATGATTGCTTCTTGGGACGGGAGGGCGGATACTACGGGGAAGAGGTCCTGCAAGACATCCACGTCATAGACCACGAGCTGCACGGGAAACGACATGGCCGAGAGATTGAGGCGCCCCACCCGCATGACCGGTACGTCATGGGTGTGGACATCGGCGGGGGCGTGGGCGGTGACTACTCAGCCCTCTGTGTCATATCGGTATCTACCATGCAGCCCGTGTACACGGAGCGCAGCAACCGAGCCACCCCAGCAGCCTGGGCGCACCGCTGCATACAGGTGGCATCTCGATACAACAAGGCGCTGATGCTGGCCGAGTCGAATAACCACGGGCATGCGTTCCTGCTCGAAGCCTCGCACTGTGGTTACCGAGAGCAGTGGCGCAACCCACAGGGGAAGCCCTGGGTGACATCGCTGCAGAGCAAGCTTGATGCCTTCGACACCCTGCGCGAGTCCCTGCAGGTGGTCAAGGTCATGGACCGGGTGACATGGATGGAGCTGCGCAGCCTCACCATCCCTGCGGGCAAGGTCGCACCTGAGGCCCCGAAAGGTGGCCATGATGACAGCGCCATGGCCATGGCGTTAGGGTTCCGGTGTCTCCGCGATATTCCGTCCTCTTGGCGGACTCATGCGCTACAATCGGGCCGAACTCGCATCGATGACCTCATCCAATCGAGCCGAGCCCGGCGCATCCGGTCCCACAACCTGCCCTTCTGAGAGCCACCCCATGCTGACCCCTGAGCAGTGCCAGTCTATCTGCAACCAGCATGACCTGTACTGGGACGGCAGACGTGACGAGATGCGGCAGCTGCGGAACCTCTACATGACGCGCTTCTTCGGGTCTGAGCGTCCGGTGCTTGATACGGTCCTGCGCACCGAGGTGCCCAAGGCCTACGCAGTGGTGGAGAGCTACCTCGGCTCCCTGTACGCCAAGAACCCGAGCGTGGAAGTGCAGGCCGACATCCGGGGCAGAGGCAACCCGGAGGTAGCCGAGGCCACAGCCAATACCTACCTGCTCACCGTTCGAGAGCAGCTCGAAGACGCTACGCGCCTGGCGCTTATCTACCCGGCGGGCTTCATCAAGCTGGCGCCTGTGATGTCGGCCGACCCCCTAAAGCGGGTGAGCTGTGCAGCACTGCCCCCATGGGAGGTCATCGTAGACGCGACCTCGAGCAGCTGGGAGCAGCAGCGCTACGTTGGGCACGTCTACCTGATGCCCTTGCTCGAAGCGGCGCAGCGCTACAGCAAGAGCGAGGGGGAGCTGCGCGCTCGGGCTTACTCGAAGTGGATTGAGTCCACAGGCATCGCAGGCAAGGACCAGATTCTGGGCCTCGGTGACCCTACCCAGACGCCCCCCGAAGAGCAGTGGGTCAGGGTGGTGGAGCTGTACGACCTGCTTCATGACTCCCTGGTGGTGTGGTCGCCAGACTATGCCGATGGGCAAGAGCACCTTTTCACGGGGGTGAAAGTTCAGGTGGGTGCTCTTGACCCGGACGCTGCAGCAGACCAAGAGCGCCCGGATGCCGAGACCGAGCACGAGACCACAGGAATTCCTTACAAGACAGCCAACGGCAGGCCCGTGGTCCCCATCATCCCGCTCTACTTCTCGCGGGACCCTGACACCCCACTGCGTGGCTACTCGCTGATTCGACGGTCTCAGGACCAGTTCCGAGAACTCAACGTGATGCGCAGCTATCAAGCCAACGGGGTGCGCCGCATGGCTCGCCAGTGGATGGTACGGGCTGGGTTCCTCTCCGAGGACGCAGCGGCGAAGATTTCGCAGGGCATCGATGGGGAGTTCATTGAAGTGGACCTCCAACCAGGCGCCCCCCTTGAGGGCAACATGATGCCCGTACCCCAAGCGCCCATCCCTGCAGACATCACCCTCTACGCAGCGACCGTGCAGTCAGACATTGACCAAGCGGGACTCCTGGCGCCCTTCACTCGTGGAGAGGTCACCAAGAGCACAGCCACAGAGCAGCAGCTCCTCGCGGCCTACACGAGCAGTGAGGTGGGCCGAATGGCGCGCACAAGAGATGGGGTCATTACGTCCATAGCCCGCACCTTCAACATCATGCTCAGCGTGGTCCTGGGGGAAGAGGCCGAGCCACTGAGCCTGCCCAACCCGGTAGGCCCTACCATCCTGTCAGCCGATGACCTCACAGGGGACTTCTCCTACTGGGCCATCGATGCAGGCACTACGCCCATGAGTGACCTTACAAAGCAGCAGGCTCTTGAGCGCCTGACCCCGTTGCTCGTGCAGCTCGGTGCAGACCCTGCCCAAGTGCTTGGTGAGATTGTTCGGACCTACCAGCTGCCCGAGTCCTTTGCCGAGGTTGCAGAACCTGAGCCACTGGCCCAACAGCCTGCTGCCCCTCAATCCCCTGTTGGGGGCCTTCCCCCCGGAGAAGTATGATGCCCCTGATGATTGCAACAGAAGCCCCCCAGGGCATGCCCGGAGACCTGGCAGCCCTTGCCGAGGAGCAGGATGCCGTCATCGGTGACGAGATGGCTGCCCTTGTGCCTCGGCCCGAGCGCCCCTACAGCGCCAAGGTCTACACAGCGCTCACCAAGGCCATCGCGACCGCTGCCCAGGTGATGGGGCTGGACCTCACACCCGAGAGCTACAGCGGACCGGTAGAGGAGATGGATGCCGACGTTGCGCGATTCTTGGCCATGATGGCAGCAGCAGCAGAAGACTACGGCAAGCCCTTTCCCGTCGAGCTGGGAGACATCAAGGGAGACAGCGAGCTGACCGCCATCACTGCTGCCCTTCTCTCCCTCGGGAAGGACAAGGGCTTTGCTGAGTTCCTTGACGCCCCTGCAGAGCCGTCGGAGGTCATCGAAGAAGAGACCATCATGCCTGACGGTGAGATGGAAGGAGAAGACGAGGAGGTCTTTGACTTCGGCAAGCGTATGCGGCGCCGCTGATGGCGTTTACAAGCATCAGGGCAAAGGTGGCGCAGCTCTTTGGCTTTGGAAAGAAGCCCAAGACCGTCATTCCCAAGACTCGTGGGCAGGCCTACTACCGCTCCTATGAGGGTGGGGTCAAGGGCAACCTGGTGCGCGCCATCGAGACCAAGCAGCCGGTCACATTCTTCTACCAAGACAAGTGGCAGCCTGAAGGGACACCCGGAGCACTCGGGCAGCGAGTGGGCAACCCACACGCCATCTGGCGCGGTACGAACGGGCGCACCTATCTGCACCTGTACGTAGACCCGCAAAGCGCCACAGCCACGGGCGGCCTGCCTGGCTGGCGCACCTTTCTTGTCAACAGAATCCAAGGGGTGAGCGTGTTGGAGCTTGGCTCATCCTTCTTTGGTCGGCCTGTGCGGTTTGTCACTGCGCCAGGTTGGAACCCATCTTGGTACAGCCGAGTGGGTCAACCCATCAAGCTTCTTGAGTAGAGGACAAACATGAGTCATGAGAGCGTAGCCGAGCAGGTTCTGGCAGAAGTGCAGCAAGCCCATCCCGAGGCAGCAGAAGCGCCACCGCCCGAGGCCCCTGAGGTCAGCCCCGAAGTGCAGGCGATGGCAGACGCCATGGCAGCCGATGGGGCGGAGGTGGAGATTGAGACGCAGGCCGAGGGAGAGGCACCCAAGAAGCGTGGGCTGAGCTGGGAGCAGGCCGTCAAGTCTGTGCCCCCAGACATCGCCAAGCTGATGCGCAGCATGCAGGCCGACTACACGCGGAAGACCCAAGAGGTAGCCGAGCAACGGAAGGACTTCATTCGGGAACGTGAAGCCCTGATGAAGGGCAAGGCAGCCATCGAAGACCCGGCCGAGCTGCCGGAGTACGACCCCTTCAACGAGGACAGCATCAACGCACGCATCCAGGCCGGTATCGCCAAAGGCCTCAAGGCCATGCTCGAACCCATGCAGGCCGAATACGAGCAGATGCAGGCGCAGGACAGCTACAAGTCGTTTCTGCAGGAACATCCCGAGTTCGAGACAGACACGGGCCTGCGTTCGGAAGTGCAGAGCCTTCTTGAGGGCAACGAGTCCCTGGACTTGGAAACAGCCTACTGGGCAGCTCGTGGCAAGAAGGCGAAGCTCGAAGCCAGCCAAGCCAAGGAGACCCGCAGCGCCAGGCGCAAGGCACGCCAAGAGGCAGCCCTCACAGCGACGGCCACACCTCGACGAGGAGGAACGGGCAGGGTGCCAGGGCGTCAGGACCTGAAGACCATGTCAGCGGCAGACATCCTGGCAGTAGCTCAGGCTATGCACCGCAAGTAAGCGCGTGCTATGCTGGCTGTATGTGAGGCCACCCCATTGTGGAGCCTTGCGCGTTTGGCACTGTGACGACCACAGCACGCCCCATCCCGCAAGCATCAAACCACAATGGAGGCCCCCGTGGCTCCTCAGTCAGTAATCAGCACTACGCTGCAGCTACTGCGTGACAAGCTCGTCGACAACAGCTTTCTCGCACATCCCCTTTTCCGCGCCATCGAAGGCGCTGGCAACCTCGTTAAGGTCTCCGGTGGCCTTCGCGTGGAGCAGCCCGTCATCTTTGGCGAGCACTCCAGCATCACCGAGCTGAGCAACGGCTTCGAGCCGGTCTCCATGGCCGTCACTGACCCGTTCCAGACCGCCAAGTTCGAGTACGCCAACTTCACCCAGCCCATCATCCTTTCCGCTGTCGAGAAGGCAGCCAACAAGGGTGACCTCGCAGTCGTCAACATCCTCGAATCGAAGATGAAGAACGTCATGCTTGGGCTCAAGAAGGAAGTCTCGAAGCAGGTTATCGCAGGTAGCAGCACCACGCTGACCACCATGCAGACCCTCAACGGGATGACCACGGCCGCCGGTACCGGTTGGCTCGAAGGTGTCGCCGCTGCCAGCCAGCAGAACACCGTGGGCGGACTCTCGAAGGCCACGTACCAGGCACAGAACTGGTTCAACCAGTTCTTCAACTCTGGCGCCAACTTCGACCTGTCACACCTCGACCAGCTGATGATCGATTGCCAGATTCGGAACCCCTCCGGCGAGTTCCCCGACATCATCTTGATGTCGCCGAAGTGCTTCGCAGCCTTCCAGGCCAAGCAGCAGAGCTTCGTGAACTACGTCAGCGCCTCTGACCGTGACTCGCTCGACCGGGACATGGTGGCCATGTGGCGCGGTGCGCGCATCTACGTGGACCCAAACCTTGGCTTCACCGCGCAGGCCCCTGCCCTGCCCGTCTCGGCCTACGTGCTGAGTAGCTCCAACTTCCAGCTCTACGCAGACACCGATGGATTCTTTGAAGTCGGTGACATGATGCCCGTTCCCGGTACCGCCACTGAGGCTGCGATGGTTTTCTGTCGCATGCAGCTGGTGACGGGCCATCTCGCCTCGCATGGCGTTCTTCTCAACGCGGAGGCCTAAGTCATGGCTACCTCTACTCTCGTTCAGTTCCTGGGTGATGGCATCACCTCCCCAACCGGGGCAGGCGCCGACACTTCCAACCGCCGCCAGGTGGAGACCTTCATCAGTGGCGCTGCCATCATCAAGGGTGATGTGGTCATGCTCGATACGAGCAAGACCGGTGCAGACCGCGTCCTCTACATCAAGCAGTGCGCCAACGTCGCAACCGGAAACCCGCTGGCAGTGGGTGTGGCTCTCAACGCTGCAGCTGCAGCCGGTGAGCAGGTGCGCGTTGTGGTGGCTGGCTACGCGGCAGACGTTGACTGCGCAGGCGGTACCATCCTCATCGGTGCAGCCCTCTCCGCAGGGAAAACGGCAGCCGGAGAGGTCGACACTGCAGCAGCAAGCGACACCGCTGGGCTGTTCGCTGTCGCGTTGGAAGCCAAGAGTGCCACGACTTCTAACAAGGTCGCCATCCACATCTTGAAACGCTTCTGAGTCCCCCCCCGGG